GAGGCACAGTTGTTGTGTGTAAATCCATCCTTATACATCTGCGGAATCTCAATTCCAAGTTCTTTGATAAAATCGAACATTGAATCACGTGTAACCATATTATCAATCAATGGGAAAACAGACTTACACCCAAGGCGCTCATAGATAGGAGTTATTCGTGCGGCACGGTGTATTTCTCCTGGGTCTATGCCAAAGTATAAAGTATCGCCTTTATTGACAAACTTTTGCAACATTTCAGCTTTGAGAACCCTGCTACATATAGGCGTTCTGTTGCTCCCGAGCATACGTACATCATAAAAAACCTGTTCTGGTGTCCTCCCATCAGTGTCGCGGTATATCTCTATCCCTAACACGCGCTCGATATCGCCGAGAAATCTGTACAAGTCTTTGTGTTCCCATTTTGTATCATTGAAGTAATATATCTTTTCGCCTTCGATGTTTTTTGATACCCAGGCCGCAACCCACGCCGAAGCTACACCGCCAGAAATACAAACGATATGCCTATTGTTTTCTCCTGATTTGGCTATTGGCGGTTGCCACTTAGACAATAAATCTGATTTGCTCATGTTTATCTCCTATTGAACAGTCTATCACGCTATACCGTGGATGTCAACTTCTTTGGTAAAAAGTTTTATGCCGAAAGTTGAAGTGCATAGCCTCTGACCTGGTTACACCATGGACGCGGTTCTTGATCACACGCCACTTAGTCGATGGCACGCTGCTCAACTGTATACCCTGCTTGTCTGCCTCCCTTGACAGAGCCTCATCAGATAGCCTATAGATGGATATTACATTATGGGCCATATCGGTAATCTCACCCGCTCCCTTAATGCTTGACTTGTCTGGTATATCGCTGTCCTTCTCGCCCTTCCGAGGGTGTGCTACAAGATGCACATGACAATCAAACTTGTCGGCAAACCGGGCCAGCCTATCCATAAAAGCTTTCTGCGCCTCTAACGCATCATATTGCCGGTTAAGCCCGATACGCATAAGGCTGTCTAATACAAACACCTTGCAACCGTATTTCTGCGCAGCGAACTCGAACAAGTCGAATATCGTATCCTCGTTTACCTTGTCCTTGATGTTGACAATGTACAACGGCCACAAATAATCCTTGGCATACTGCCTGATTTCCTCCTCAGTCCACGCGCCATCTTCCCATGCCTTACCCTTTCCGGCGTTGCGGTAATAGCGTATCTGACTTATGGCCCACTCAAGGAGCATCTCCGGCCTCATCTCGAAACTACCAATACACGCCGGGAGAAAGTTCCCCTTTTTGGATTGCTCTATAATGTCATACATCACAACCTGCATAAGGGCCGTAGTTTTGCCTGACGCGCTCCTGCCAGTCCATACCGTAACCTCTCCACCGCGCCATCCCTTGATTGTATCATCGAGAAATGGAATCCCCGTATTCCTACCGTGGTACTTCTCCGGGTGAAGTATTGTATCTACCAGCTCGTCGGCATACTCTGAGGCGTTCCTAAGTTCCGGCCGCTCAAATCCATTGGCCGTTGCTATAGCGGCTTGGAACTTCTCCGGCGGCTCACCTTCAAGCAGGCATTCGTTAGCGTCCTTATAGGGTAGCTCAACACTATACACACGATAATTCCCTAACCGCTTTGCAATATCGTCAACCTCTTTTTGTCCGGCTTCGTCCATATCCATGGATAGGTAGATTTTCTTAAATCGTTTCAGCCAGTCCCAATTGTATTCTATCCACCGCTTATCTGATGCCCCGGAGTTGATAGATACCACATTCGGGAATCCTGATTGATGCCAGCTCATCGCGTCAATCTCACCCTCGCAGATTACAAGCTCCTCTGAGTCCTCCGGTACATTATCACGGTTATACAGTACCGGGCGGGCTCCCTTCTCCTGGTGAAACTTCTTCTCCGTCATTCCGCGATACTTAGCATTGACAAACTTACCATCTTCGAAGTACTTAAACGCTACCGCCGTTCTTAGCTTTCCAACCTTGAAATGCTCAACCGTTTCCCGTGAAATAAACCGCTTGCGGAAAAACTCGTAAACGTCTGCGCTTATCTCTTCTGGCGTGTGTTTGGGTAGCTGGTACTCCTTCTTCTTCTCCTTGAAGTCCCTGTCGCTTACAACGCTTTTCGGCGTGTCATTGTGGAATAACTGGAAGTCTCGAAACGAACCTTTCCAGCCGCACTTGTTAAGCCGCATACAGTTAAAGGCCCCGCTCTCAATATCAATCGCAAAGCTCTTGTCCCGGTCGTGGCATTTCGGGCATTCCATCACCGCGTTGTACCCGGACGGCCGCTTGACTACGTTGTAGCTATAGCCCTTGCTTGTTAGGTATTCCTGTACGTTCATAGGCTACCCGTCAAAACTTTTTCCATTGCTCAAGCTCCTTGTCAACATCAGACTTTGTATCCTTCCTCGTGTTATCGTTCCGCATAAAGTTTGCAGCCGCAGCAGCGTAATCCTTATACGGCTTCTTTCCCTTCGATTCTACATAGTCTACCACACGGCCGATATATTCGTCAACCATACTCTTGCCGTGTTCAGCTACAAGGTTGTCATAGCGCGTCTTGTTGATAGGTACTCCGTAGGTTGGATGTAATTCTTTAGACAGCTCTTCCTTACCTGTTCCTTTACCCGTTCCTTTACCCGTTCCTTTACCCTTACCCTTACCTTGGGGGCATTGGTATGCCCATTGGATGCCCTCTCTATGCCCATTAACTGTATCTAAGAATAACTCATACAACCCGTGTCCTTGTAATAAATTAACGTAACTTGCAAGGGCCTTGCTGTTTCCGCCTTCCGGGTTCTTTACAAGGTCTTGGTGCTGGAAGTAGCAAAAGTCTATCAGCCACCATTTGCCGTTTTCCATGACAAGTATGTTTCCGTGGCACTTTGCGGCGAACTTATCCCAATCGAGTTGCGAGCCTATGATAAACTCAGCAAGCCTAAAGTTTGGCGTCCATACTCCAACGTTGTCGCACTGGTCTTTTATGTAGAAAAATGATAGCTTCTCTGTTGGGGTCAAGTCCATAAACCACGGTTTCTTCCATAGCTCTGTGTCGGTAAATCTTTTCATTCTCAAACGCTGCCCTTTGTTATCTTTTCTACCATTTCAAATACTCCCTTGTGGACAATCAGAACATCATTAAAAACCTCTGAACCGGAAAACCTCATTGTTTCTATGCCTTTTAACAGAAGGAATCTATCACGCTCCTTTGCTTTGCGCACCTGTTCTTTTGTCTTCTCATGAAAATCGTGACCGTCAAGCTCTACTGCAAATTTTCCTATCATTTTACATTCTTCTTGATTGTCTTCTTTTGCAAATATGAAATACATAAAGTCAATCGTATACTTGTCAACCTTATATTGTGGACAGATTGTCATATAATATAAGGTTTTATCTTCAAACGTATAGATATTGTAAAGTTCTATCGCTCCGAACCTTCCACGATAATTCTCACCTATTCCACGCATGAGGTGCGATGGTCTTATATTATTTATATATATCCCACCATAACACTCTACGAAAGGTAAAAAACCTTGGTCCATAACTAATAACCTATATTTTAAATCAACAATGTATCTCATTTCTATCGGCGAAACTGAATCAAAATCCAACGCAGAACCACCGAAAAACCCACAACAAACTTTATCCGCACCATTGAAATCAAGACCATCGCAACGGGCATCGTCAAAAAATTCACTGGAAAATGTGTTAGCTGCAAGCTGTGAGTAGTATTTAACTATCTCTGCATTTGCATTCTCATAACCACCCATAATATATACTCCTTAAATGAAAATACCCCTATCCGGTGTTAGGGCACCATCAAGGGGCAGAAAAGCCAATTGGCCACGGCAGACGCACACCTCCCGCAGTCAATCACTGCATAGACTATAGCACGATATCAAAACCGTGTCTATACATCCTCCCAACTGTTTGGGTGTCCATATTGCATTATTAAATCTGTATAACACGTTCTCTTGGCACTTTTTCGTGGTGTGTTGTTATACCTATCCTTGAGCCTACCCAAAAGTTTGCCGTCCTTGCGTACCTGTTTGTAAATCTGGAAAGCTTCGCCGCGCGTCATGCGTCCTCCCCGTACAACTTAAGATGCCAGTACTTCCACGCGGCCGTATTAATCCGCCCGATTCCGTAGTACCAGTTTGTAACGCTCTTAGCAGATACCGAGTCACCGGATAAGTCTGCTAAATGTTTAAACGTCTTGTTCACTGATTGATTTGTGTCTTTCGCTACCCGTTCGACGAACTGACGATAGGCTTTGTTGGTTGGCATGTAGTCCTCCTGATGCTTACAATACACCATACACGGCCCATTGTCAACCTAAAATGGGGTTAAAAAGGTTTTAAAAAAAGCGTAGAAAAGAGTTGACAGGTTTCCTATCGTGGGGTATAATGTATATATGATTAAGGAGGAGAAAATGAAATATTGCACCTACCTATATTTGGCACGGAGCTTTAGGCTCAAAGGCAACATGGTAACGGCTAACTACTTTCTGAAGCGGGCACATGAGGAAATACTAAAGGCGGAGAAACGATGAAACACTTTTTAAGTCATGCAGAAACACGGCGCTTCTGTGCGCTTGGTAAGGCGGAGGATGTAGCAATTGAGATTGCAGAGCGCGATAGGGAGATTGAACGGATGCGGGAGATGGTATTTCATTTCAATGCCATGCCGGAAGAAAAGGCGTTTATTAAAGAGGTGACCGACAAGTATATCCAATCTTTAGCACCGGAGGAGAAACGATGATTAAGAGCTACTACAAAGACGGGATAACGTATCTCTACAAGGTGACCGATGGGGAGGTCGGATTAATTGAGGTACATGCTGGGAGTGATTATATCCCGAAACATCAGTTAGATATAAAGCTGATTGAACAGCAGTTAAAGCAGATTGAAAGCGGCCAGGTTGGGGTTGAGGTATGAATATAATTTCAAGCTTTGATGAATTTCTATTACAGAATGAGACACGGAAGAAGCGGACACACAACCCGTCAGACCTTACCGCCTGCCTACGACAGCTTTACTACAAATGGAACGGTGTAGAGAAATCTAACCCACCGACGGCCGGGAATATTATCAAGATGCAATTCGGTAACTTAGCCGAAGAGCTACTTGTGCCGTGGCTTGATAACGAGGTACACAAGGGCCGAATACAAGGCTATGAGCAACAGGTAGAAGTATGGAGCAATGAGCCGGATTTAGAGGTTCAGCTACACGGCTACCAGGACTTTGTACTTACCAGGCCCGATGGTACGAAAGTCGGCCTTGAGTGTAAGTCAAGCTTTGGCCAAGGGATTAAATACATCCAGTCCACCGGGAAGCCTAAGCCGGAACACCTGGTACAATGCTACGCCTACATGAAATACGGTGAGCCAAAAGAGTATTGGTTATTCTATATCGGCAGGGACAATGGATACCGTACCTGCTTCTACTTGACGTATAACGAAACACGCGAAGCAATAACCTTTGATGACTTAGCAGATTTTTATCATAAAAAAACAGGCGGTACTGCTAGGACAAAACCAATGGACTCAGTTGTAGAGTGGGCCACAAAGCAAGAAGAGATAGAATATGATGATGCAAATGATTGTTATTATTTTAATGACTCCAAAAAGAATGGCTTGATGACCTGCGAAGGACAGCCGGTAAATATAGATTGGGATTACTACATTGGACGTATGCAGCTCAGTGAATCTACAATCGGCGGGGAGCTACCACCGGAGAGAGAGTTCAAGGCCGCCATCAAAGAAGGTAATCCTAAATATAGATACCAAAGAAACAATGTAACATATTCCAGCGATTATCAATGCATGTACTGTGATTGGCTTAATCATTGTTGGAAACCCTTGATTGAAGATTCAAAAAATGGTACTATGTACTATGGAGATGAGGTAGTGGAATGAACTTTTTGTGTAGAAACGGAGTGCATAATTTTAAACCAAGATATGACACAACCCCGCCCGACTTTGGCGAGTTTGAAGAAATGAAAGCATCGGAAAAAGCCCTTGATTTACTGTCCAAAAAAGTGTATGTAAAAGACGTATGTAAGCGGTGTGGTATGTCGATAGACAGGGAGGCAGTAGAGTGAGTAAAGAAACAGGCGGACCGGCGTTTCCTTGTAGGGAAACTGTAATACAAGGATTTTCTACTAAAGGTAGCTGCGGGGCGTCTAAGATAGTAGACGGCAAACCGGACTATCAAGAAGTGCAGCATGGAGGCATGACACTCCGCGATTATTTCGCTGGGCAGGCATTGGCAGGGATGTGTGCAAATGATAGTTTTGATTCTAAAGCGGAAAACATACGTGGTGCAGGGTTGGCGGCATACCTACTTGCCGATCTTCTCATCAAGGAGCGTGACAAATGAGAGACATTGACAAGCTACTCGGCCGGGGAACAGCCCTACAAACCTACAAGCTTTTAGCCAACGCACACAAGGATGATTTCAACACGCTTAAAGTAGATGAGTTGTTTGCACTCCTTGAGGATGAGATAGAGGAGTTGGCCGCAGAGGTATATAAATGGAAGAACGGAAAAGCCGATTTAATCGAGTTAGTATTAGAGGCGGCAGACGTTGCCAACTTTTCGCACATGATTATTCTAAAAGCGGAGGAAGATAATGAATGAATGGAAAGAATTAAACATAGACAATCTACCGCAGGATATATTTTCCGAAAAGTCATCTTATGAAGTAGAAGAGCTTGTCTTTGATATGATACTCCCGAGCAAGAGGTACGAACGCGGAGACTATCATGATGTTTTAAAACTTCTGATGTCGGGGTATCGGTTCAGGTACAGACGCAAACAAAAACCAGCGCCGACGCATGAGGAGATTCTGTCGAGGTGGTGGAAAACCGACAAGAATAATTGCTGGGTAAAACCTGTACAATATATCGATGGATTTTATGGATTTGCTAATACTACCTATCCAGTCCCTGTAATTAACCAGCCAAAAGAATGGTTCAGGGGCCGCGAATCAGCCACAATCCCACCGGAGGAGTGACATATGAAAATAGCAATGTTTGTGCTTGGTCTAATCATGATACTTAGTGTTAAAATTAACCAGCCAGTCTCTACACAGGATGCTTTTTCCTTTGTTGTATGGGTTATGGCTGCATTTGCTCTTATGGCCATCCCCGTCTTGGTACCCTGATATGGATACTAAGTTTCGCGCCGTCCTGGTTAAGAAGTCACACGACGAACCGTCTATAACTGCCGGAGGTTTACTTAAAATAAAGCCCGCATCGCCTGAGTATGCTACACTACTTGTAAACGAGCTGAAGAAGTACAAAGGCGAAGAGGTACAGGTTGAGATAAAGGACGGTGACACCTGGTCGGAACGGATGAACAAGCTCTTTCATGCCCTGGTGAGAAAAGTTGTATCATCCGGCCAATGCTCATATTGGAATCTACTCGGCCGTGACCCGCAATCATTCGACGAGGTTAAGGATTATATCAAGGTACAGTTCGGCGGGGCCAAGGTTGAGATAGTCGGGGCGTGGTGTCACATCGAGTCATGGACTAACTTTTCAAAAAGGAGGAGTATTGACACGATAGATAAATTATTGCTATGGTGTATGGAACAAGGAATTGATATAGATTCCGAGAAATTAGAACACGAGAGTTTAGGAGGATAGTATGATTGTAGCAAAAGATGAAGGCGGGGGAGGAAGCTACCACAACCCGGAACCAGGCTTGCACAATGCAGTCTGTGTCAAGATGTTTGACTTAGGCATGCAAGAAGGTTACGAGGGGAAGATGCAGCACAAGGTTGTTATCTACTTCGAGCTTGAGGACCGAATCCCCGATGGTGAGTACAAGGGTAAGCGGTTTATGCTGTCCCGTACCTACACCCTGTCATTGAACGAAAAGGCGAACCTGCGCAAGGATTTAGAGTCGTGGCGGGGTAAGGCTTTTACCGATGAAGAGGCCAAGGGTTTTGACATTGAGAAGCTTGTCAACATTCCATGCACCCTTAACGTGATTATGCACACTGCCAACGGTAAGGAGCGGGCGCGTATCTCCGGCATCATGCCGAAGCAGAAAGCAGCCGAGCCTTTGATCCCTGAGCTTGAAAAAGACTGGTGCCCAAAGTGGATTGAGGAAGCCATGGGGAAGAGTCAGGAGGAAATGGTGCGGGATGTGTTTGTAGATGATGACCCTGACGGGGATATTCCGTTCTGATGTGACTAACCGACTACACTTATTGACAAGTGTATGCACTTTGTGGCCTCTTCGGAGGCCGTTTTATTTGAGGTAAAATGAAATCTAACCCACGGAAAAAAGCAGTCAAGAAAGCCGATGAATGGATGAGTAAGTATATCAGGGCAAGGGACAGGCATTGTGTTACAAGCGGCGCAACTGAGAACCTTACAAACTCTCATCTTATTACAAGGAGTAAGTACGCCACAAGGTGGGACGAAATGAATTGCCACTGCCAATCATCAGGCGAGAATATGCGCCACGAATACCAGCCTGAAATATATACCGATTGGTGGATACGCAAGTATGGAGAGGAAGCATACCACGCGCTTGTACTCAAGAGCAACACGCCTGTTAAACTTACAACGCAAGACATCCTTGATATAGCAGAATACTATAAAGAAAAATATAAAGAACTTGTTGACGAATAGGGTATATGTGATATACTTATAGGTAGGAGGACGATATGAGAGAAGAAAAACGCTTTCTATTTTGGCGCGTGGTTAGATGGACTTCACACGATGACGGCGGGGTAGACTTCTATGCCTTTGGTCGGCCGTGTGGTGAGACGTGGATTCATAGGAGGATGATGTAATGATTTTTTCAAAAATAGCATATACATCGGCAATTATTTCTATATCATTAATATCTTATATTAAGATCAGGACTGGATATGTAACCGCCGAACAACTTGCGTGGTATGACACTCTGTCTGTTATGGTTTTTATTATATCTACTGTTGTTTTAATAATATCTGCCATCATTAGCATATGGGCCGATTAGGAGGATGATGTGAAAATTAGATACCCGGAAGAGTGGACGGATAAAGAATGGTCGGAGTTTGAGGAAGAGTTTGAGGAAGAGTTTGAGGATTTGTATGGGCACTTCACCGGATGCGAGATGTCTACAATTGCACGGAAAGCAATCTCTATCGCCACCAGCCCACCGCCCCGCCGAGAGATCGAGCCGGGAACGTTGGTGCATGTGGGTTATCTTACTAAACAGTGGGCAGACAACGGAGCTTTGGTAGAGTTTTATTTTCGACGTGACGACAATGGCGAGCATTTGTGTAATCAAGCTTCCTGGAAATACGCCCGCCCCGTTAAGCCCGGATGGAAGCCGGGTGACGAATTAACGCCCCCGAACGAAGGTGATCTATGACGAAGGTCATCCCTGGCTTTGACGGAAGGTATACTATATCCAACGATGGCGTTGTAATGAGCTATTCTAAACTTGGTTGCAAAGGTGGAGTTCTAAAAAATGGCCGCAAACTCTCAAGGCGACTCCTGAGTGGGTATTGGTGTGTTCGGTTATGGAAGGACAACCGAGAGCATGTTTATTCAATACACAGGCTGCTTGCTCAGGCATTCATTGATGGGTTCTCTGAGGAGTTACAGGTTGACCATATAAACAGAATAAAAACGGATAACCGATTGTGCAACCTGAGGTTGTGTACGTCGTCTGAAAACAATCGCAACACCAAAAAACATTGCAGGTCAAGGAATAGATATAAAGGTGTCTACAAACGCACGGACAGGCCAACAAGCAAGAAACAGTGGGAGGCTAAGATCACAGTGAATGGCGCATTCTATAATCTTGGAAGATACGCCTCCGAGGAAGAGGCTGTTATGGCCTACAACAATGCAGCGGTTAAACTTGGTGGCGAGTATTCCTACGTTAACGCGCTCGACCCGCCGAATGAGGGGGATTTGTGATGAAAGACAGGGTAGCGGCAAAAGTGGCAAAAGAGCATTATGAGATGACGGAAGAGATTGCCCACCTCAAGGCTGAGATTGAGCGGAGGAATGTTGCTATAAGGAATCTAAAGAGATGGGCAAAGGCGTATCTAATGCAGTATACGCTACATGAGTCAGAAGAGTTCGATGTTGTTGATGACCTTGCTTATGCTGAGCAAGCCCTAACCGAGGAGGATACGTAGATGGATTTAGAACGCAAGAAAATAGAAGATGCTCTACACCGTATGCGTGGTGTACTGCACTTGTACGGATGGATAGAGCAGCACATCCCGTCGGTTAAGTTTGTTAACAACAAGCTTGTGATTCAGTGCGAGTCTATGGATCAAGTATTTGAATACTCAACCATCCTCGATGAGATCATTGGGTGGGACGGTAGCAAGGTATTTTCTTTCGTGTCACTTGATGAGAGGATAACGTCATTCTCCGATGAGGATAATGATATGATTTCTATATGGTTAGTGAGGAAGATATGAATAAATGCTTTTGGAAGGAAGATAGTAATGGCACGTGGTGGGCTGATTGTGAAGAAGCTTTCGGGTTTACCAACGGTAGCCCCCGTGAAAACAATATGAATTACTGCTGCTACTGCGGAAGAATATTAGAACAGTTACCCTATATCGAATTGGTGAAACCTAATGATTAACTACATGGAGCGACCGGCACCGTCACGCCTTACGCCATGGCCCGGTAACGAAAAATTAACACTCCCGGAAGATATAGACCCTGAAGATGGCCGCAAGGGTTACCACATGATGAAAGGCTGTGTATTACATTACGAGAACGGCGAGGAGTTCGAGTTTCAGTCCCTCAAGGCTGCCGCCGATCACCTTGGATTAAATAAGACAAGCTTTCGTAACTGTATCAACACCGGGAAGATTCCGCTAAAAGATGGGCTTGAAGGAATCACCTACCAGGATACTTTCTTGCACGATGTAGCCATGGGAAACCGTAAGGCGTGTTATATAGTAACTGACAAGAGGCATACTTTTATATCATCGAGCGAGCTTGCACGTACCTTTGGAAAATGTGAGTCAGTTGTCAGGAAGTGGATCAAGCAAGGCCACTCACGCACCAACGGGATAATGGAGATAGGGTATCTATGACTGTTTTTTCATGGCTAATATTTATACCGATTTTAGAACTCGCATACGTTGACAGCGCAACGGAAAACTTCTACCAGTTCCCGGAGCATACAATAGAGGCGACTGTGGGCGTTGAGGCCGTTGCATTGGATACGTTATACATTAAGGGAGGGAGCGTAAACTATCAGCAGTACATAGACGTAGACAGGTACGCGCCTTTTGTAGCTACGTACAAGATCGAGGCTGGGCTAAAGTATAAAGGATTTGAAGTTGGATATTATCACGAATGCACCCACGGCGTAGAAAGCAGCGTGGGGCCTGCACCGCTTAATGGTGGGATGACTAAATACTTTTTAAGATACGGAGGGAAGCTATGACTATATTTGTTGGCATAGTTGCGTTTTTTGTAGGTAATATTATGATGTATGGTTTCATGCGTGGTGAACTTAACGACGCACTCAACCGGGCCGGTAGGCTCTGGAAAGAAAAAGAGCACTACCGCATCAAGTACGAGCAAAGAACGGAGCAAGTACGTAAAAAGTTCAAAACAAAGAATTGAACCTTTTAGTCAAGGTAATGAGTTACCTGATCAACCCTCTTGTGGCCCTTCCGCATATCAAGAAGTAATGAATAGTAAATAGGCGGTGTAGGTTTATATGGCTTCTTCCCGGCGTAGGTTTTAGGCCGCCTGAGGAATGAGCCCGGAAGCCATAGCCACACCGTTCTTTCCCTAACGCATTTATTAGAAACATCCATCCTTGAAACACCGACCGGTAACACGCCTACTTGATGGTCGTGGCCCTTGGCTTTGATGTCTATCCCTTCTTGCCATGACCAGTTTGATTCCATGTTATTTAAGGATAATCCTGCATTCTTGTGCCCGCTACCAGAGTGGCAAGCATACCACGTGTAAGCTGTGCCGCCGTCCCTCTCGTCTCGCTTGCTCACAATACCGAATGATTCATAATCATCAGCTCCTGGTATCCCTAAGCGGTCTGCAAGCTCTAAAGAGAAATCAAAGTCTGATGTCTTTTTGGTTCTATCGTCGTGGTTTCCTGAGTTCCAGCCTATGCAGTTATGCTTTATTATGCTAAAATTATCATACAAGTACTTTAACTGATTATTGGGATTCATGGCCTGGTTTATTGAATCACCTACGGATGATTTATTGGCATTCTCCGGACCGTCTCCGTTGTAAAACCATAGTGCATCATTCTCATACACGAACTTTACAAGCTTCTCGAAATCCTTCTTACGGAATGCCGGATGCCCGCAGTGTATATCCTGCAAGCTTACCAAGTGCTGAAAATCTTTATCGGTAGACGCCTTGGATACGTCCCAAGAATCACCACCGTTATGGAATGTTATTTGCATCTAATATCCTCCAAAGGTATACTACTAAAAGAGTTAGATTTAGTCAACCCTTAGAGGTTATTTAACATAGTTCTAAAAATTATATTCACTGGTCACCCGCTAACCCATGAAGCCGTGCGAATATTTCAAGCATACGGTCTTGCCGTGCAATGATTTCTTTATATTGGCTGTCCTGCGTTGTTTTAATATCATTCAGTGATTGGTAGATCATGGTAAAGCTTTGATCATGTGAGCGGTCGTTAGACTTCAGTTGCTCTATTTCTTTTTCTATGTTCGGGTATTGCTTGTGCTGGTCTCGCTGTAGTGATGCTATGTTAGACTGCATAAGGGCGATGTTCCCCTCTATTTTTGCAATCGCGGTCCGTGTTTGAACGGCAGTGATCAAAGCCCACACCGCCGCTATGACCGACATGACCACAGCTATCGGTATTCCTATTTGTACGAGGTAGTCTATAACTTCCATCATCCATCCTTTTTGTCCTTACTTAATAGCTATTATTGCTGCCTCAATAATCGCCACGGTTAGCAATCCCGCCGAACCGTATTTCAATAGCTTATTCTGACGTTCCGTTTTCTTCAATGAAAACTCTAAACTCGTTATTGATTCGCCCATATTCTCTAATTCCAGAATCAATGCGGTCTGCTGCCACCTCAACAGCCTTAATTCCATCTCTATCTCGTTCATCCGCTGCAATAAAAGCTGCTTTGAAGCTTCCGAATTTTGTGATGATTCCTTCAATTTGTTTTTCAGATTTTCTTGCTCTTGCAAGAGCTGAATTTCGTTGGCTTCGTACCTGTTCAATAAGCTCTTGAGAATCACCGTCTGCTCGAAAGTAAGCTGCTCCCCAAACGAGGGAAGCAACAAGAGCGCCAACAATAAAACTATAAATAACTTTCTGCATGTCACGGCTTCTTAAATCCACCTATGCCAAACGCCAGGAGGGACGCGGACATAGTAGTCCAGATTACATCTATATTCACAGGTAGCGGGGTAAGATATGCAATAAGTAAGAAGAACGTGCAAGCCGTCCAGAATAAACCTATAACCGTCTGCTCATTTACTGAGTTGTCAACTGCGATAAATCGCTTAATCCAGTCTTTCATTTTACCACCCTGAAAATCCTTTTACTAACCAAGCGCCCTTCTGTAACTGCTCTACTAATTCCCCAAGGGTCGTAGGCTACATTACCTTTCCCGTCACCCACTACAAAGTGACCACCGGCGGGGCCGAAAAAGTAGAGTATCTCTATCTCATCAGGCCCGCACACACGGGAAGGTCCCTCATGTTGGTCGGTATACTTAACCGGAAGGTTTAAATATTGAAATATAGCCTCCGGGTCAAGTATGTAGCAGTCACTACTCATGGCACCTACAGAGACGAGGATTTCAAATACCTGGTTGATAAACTCAGGGCTTAGCTTTATATTGGTATGCTTGTTCACAAGAAATAGGATGCTCATAAAATAGCAGCCTTCCTCTTGTATCTCTTTTCTCAAACGCTCGTCTCTTTGTAGTATCATATTTACCTTATGTCTTAATGCAGTAATATACACCGGCTGCGAATGGTCTTGTCTCGTCTCCGGTGCGGGGGGTGCCGTTTGTGCCGTCTGTTATGATTCGCTGCGTTTCCCCTGACCCCCTATACCCGGATGCGGCACTATTTGATTGTGAGTTATAATCTCCAGTATTTTGGCTTCCCGAACCAGCCCACTCTATGGCGAAGCCCTGCATCTGATCATCTTTATAGCTTCCAACAGCAGGACCGGCATAAGCGTTGCCATCTGCCATTGTTTCTGTGCCATGAGAGCCTGCACCACGGACGAACGCACCGCGCAGGTCTGGAAGATTGAAAGTTGTCGAACCGTCACCTGCTCCCCATGTAGTGCCTATTGCAGAGAATAGCCCCGCATAGGTTGCACGACTTACTGCTGAGCCATCTGCTAAAAGCCACCCGCTCGGGGCGGTAGACATTGCGAAAGGCATTATGGCACCAGATGGAGTTACTCCGAAAGAGGCGCTTGCATTCGCCGCAGTTATCTTTTTGTCGGTATCGTCAGAAACCTGTACAATATAAAATAAATCATCATCGGCCAAGCTTGTCAAAGCTGCAAAATCTGTTACCTTGTTACTCATTTAATACTCCTTTATACGTAGAAAATAATTTCTTGTCCATTAAAAAGACTTGTGTCACTTAGGAATGACTCACGGCGTTCTGTTTGATAGCCATGATCATTTCCCCACCAGCCGCCTATATTATAAGATGCGGTTGTGTACCAAGTTGTGAAGGTTTTCCAATTATGCGGATCATAACCATAGGCAAGAGTCATATATATATCTTTCTGTGCCCCTGCATTTGCAGAAATCATACCGTACAAATCGCAAAGTATGTCATATAGATTATTACTCGAAGATGGGGTTATGACATATTTTTTCACGTACGACCCACCACCAGCTAAATTTAAATCTCCGTTTATCGTTGCATTTCCAGAGATGGATATATTACCACTTACTGATACATCACCTCCGGCTGATACATCACCTCCGGCTGATACATTGCCGTTTGACGATATGTTTGAAGCAGATACACTACTAAAAGTCCCGGCAGCGCCGGAAAGTAACGGAGACACACCGTTTATTGTTGATATAGATATATCGCCATCTTCTGCCAATACGGGAACTTTGCCATTGATTGAACTTATCCCGACTACATCAACGCCAGACTGTTCTATTAAATCACCGTCCTGGTCTTTGACTTTGTTTCCCGACAACGCGGTAAGGTGATGGTCCTCGTCCTCGATTGCTCTAATCTTGTCATCGGACACGATACGCCACTTACTGTTATCGTCATCGAACATTAAGTGGATAGCGGAGCTATTCGTTATTTCACGAATAAGTACACCAGGAGTCGAGTCATCTGCCTTTTGGTGTAAGCTCATCTTCGAGCCGTTAGAAATACTCAATATGAGTCTTATTTCTTGATCTTCTACCGCAATGTCGCAATGTGGTAGCGTCATAGCTTGCAATATGCCGCTATCTAAAGTTATATCAAGACCCATGCTATTGGTGTTGCTTGATAGTGTTGGCGCTGTATTTGTGTATTCGTACCAAGTCATTATTCCTCCTTATTCTCTCAACCATTCTGCGCTATCTGCTTTCTGTAAATACGGACCCTCAGCCGATTCTATAGGCTCGCCTGTTTCAGTTGATACAAACCAGTACCACTCGCTTAGTTCTTTGACAATAGAAGTATCTTCTATTCGTTCAACTTCAAGCTTAACTTCATATGCATTTAAGTCTATAGAAATGTTCCTAATAATCCCCTTGATATCACCGTAAAAGTTTTGTTCCTGCCTCTTCACCTCCACAAGCACATTATTAAAAACCTCTAAATTGACATAATCACAATCGTCTATATAGGTTGTACTTATTGAGGACAGCGGAAGCGTAACCGGAAATATAGGCGGGATGTCCTGGTTGTCCGTAGCAATAGCAAGAGCATACGCCGCCGCATCCGTTGAACTTGTCAGCAGCGTATCGAACTCCTGATTGTTTGGTACACGGTACGTAGACAAGACGGTTGCCTCAAGGCTTGTGTCCGTCTCGCTTCTATACTCTTTCTCGTCCAAATCCTCAGCATAGTTACACGTGGCAGAACTTAGGTATTGGAGTTCATTGTACTGTGCAAACTCTAAAGACAATTGATGTTTCTTCTGAGCATAGAACTTGGCGTTGTCCTCTTCCTTCTTGCGGAATGTTATCTTTCCGTCCGGCTGATATATGAAGCTCCCTTGAAGTGTACGCGCTATTTTGACAAGGATATCCTCTATTTTCTCTGCCTTGCCCTGACCGCCTAATGAAATACCGATATCATCGGCGTCAGTCTCAGCAGCGGCCCACTCAGTCAGGTTATAATTGGCTGCTATGTAAGATGTACCCTCGTACTCCAAGAGTATTGCACGTGCTACTTCTAATCCGTTAGTGATAGCATCACCTGAGCCGTCTACTACTCCGATAAAATCAGCGGTTACTTTAAGATACGTAGAGCCGTCCTTTACTTCAGTATCAGCAATAGTGAACCCGCCATTAGCTAAATCATCAGAATAGGTAGCGTTAGAAACCCCGTCAACATATACGGCATCTATCTGCTTGATTCCGTTAGTGCCTATCGTGGTAGAGGTGTCGGCAAGCTTATATGTTACCGTACCAGCCGCCTCAGAGACCCTCACGGCCTCCTGGTTAAAGATTTGACCGAACGGTAGCGGATACGGCTTCCCTCGTTTCTTCTCGTCGTCAATCGTATCGGCGAAGAAATTTTCAGGAACCTTCCTTGTCAAGAAGGCACGCTCAGACTTCAAGGAAAAGTTTACTTCATCCTGTCCTACGCTCGGTATGTTTGCAATGCGCCCGGTGAATAGGGTTTTAAACTCAGTGAAGGCATCATCCGGTAACCCTATTTTTACACGTGCAGGAGAGCCGAACAGGTTGCGTGTTGCAATGTCGTCTATGTTCTCGCCTACGTCATTTAGTATCGTTGCACTTGCGCTCGGGTTCTGAGCCACGCCGAAAAAGAACGGGTCTATTGAATAGCTTATGTTTGAAAGGTTAGAAAGTCTCGGCTGAAAGAATATCCCGCCTTCTGTCGTATACCCTCCGCTTGTATCTTTACTGAAGCCTATTGTATAGCCTATCTTCTTGTCAGTAAAAACATCGTAAGGATCAAGGCCGTCGAAGTGTACGTATATAGTCTGTGTGTCTACGTCAAATAGGAAGCTTTTATTCTGCGCTACAAGGTTAGCAAATGTTGATACCTCGGTATAGTCCTCGTTCTGGACAGCGAAAGACCCGACCTGAAACTTGATAGTATTATATCCTGTTACCCAGAAATCACCGAAGCCGAGACCTGTCCCGCCGTCTATTGCTATGGTTTTATACCAGTAGCCAGGCTCAAGCGTAGTAACCCCATCTGTTAGACCTGCGGCAGTATACCAGTCTTGTTGGTTGAGGAGTTGGTCAAGTTCAAGTATTATTATAGGGTTAATCATGCAAATGTTTGCTCTGAAAGCCTAAAATAGTTTACCGTTACAGATCCAGCAGTACAATTTATTCTAATGTTTGTTCCGTCGCTGAAAAACAAACCAAACCAAGAATCGCTATTCCCAAGAAAATGGGTCTGCAACCATGACGACGTACTAAGGAATATGTCTATTGTACCAGTACTCGCCCCACCCGTGGACAATGCAAGATAATATATTCCAGCATCAAGGGTTAACTGGCTACCAGAGGAAACAGAAGTATTCACGCGCACTCGATCACCAAGAGATGATATATTAGGGAATAACGACAATTCTCCTTTAATATCTAAGTCTGATGATATACTTTCTACGTTTTCAATAAATCCTCTCTTGTCATACTCCCCGCTTGAATCTTTATAAATCCTAAACAGCGCCCGGTCATTACCGTTATACCATCCCCGCTTTTCCTTATCAAAAGTCGGCGCAGTTGTAGAGGCTAAGAATACACCTGCAGAAACATCGAAGTACACATAGAACGTGGTACTGTTAGAAATCCCGGCAATACCTGAAATAGACTCTGCTGCACCTGAGACGACATACAAGGCACCGTTATTATCAAACCGACTTCCAACAGCTACCTTCGGGGCCGTTGCGCCATCTTCGTAATCGTCAAGATCTACCTCGGCGAATCCACGAGAAGAAGCATTATCCCGTGCTATTGAGTTCTGCCAATCGGTAAGTGAAGGGTTAACCGTGGCCGGTTCTGTGTACTGAGTAATAGCCATTCTAAAGCTCCTCGATAAAGTCTATTGCAGTCGTGAATGTTCCCGCATCTATGCGCGAGAAGGCTAAATTATCCTGTCCGAATGTTACGTACAGAACATCGTACAACCCAGCCCCGCTCATAAGGTCAGCGAAGAAAGGAGTATACTGTCCTACGTCCTCGAACATGGTATTCAAAGTCACCCGGTTAGCGTTGGTTATATTGTTCGGCCATTGCACAGAGGCTACTTGATACTGTACGCCCTTAACGCCGAAGCTCTGCCCTGAGTTTGAACGCTGCCGAATACCGGTTGACTGAGTGTTAGCAGTTGGCCGTGGAGCGATAGCCGGTAATTCAGTGTACGTTCCCAAAGCCAAGCGCCCTACCTCGATAACCGTAACCGTGGCGTCGGTAAACTCTACACGCCAATATTGCTCTGTCCTGGTTGCGCTGAGTTTGTGTAGGATTACATCGGCCGGGGTGATAGCCTCAGTAAACGTGTTAATAGTCCGTGCTGCATCAGAGTAAGCCTTGAGAGATATTGTCCCTGAGGACGTTACGTTACATATCAGCCCGAGTGCGTTGATAGCAGGAGCAGCAGCGAAGTCTATATCTATGTACTCGGAAGTATTCCCGGTAGCCTTGTACACAAATGTCTTATATTTGCTCTTGACGTTTCCAACCGGGAAGTTATCGTTCTGCGAGTTATAGTCAAGAGTTGCGCTGTCGCTCTGGAAATCATATAAAAAATATGTCATGTCGCTACTAACGCCCCTCTGTCAAGTGTTACTACCCTGTCCCTCGATAAGTCAAGAATCAGTTTCCCGAAAGCCCTGCCGTCAATGTTCAACGTTATATTCGCCATTTTAGTATCACCACGTGCTGAACGTGCCCGACTGTTTACCGTAACCTCTTCTCCAGGTTCAACCATGATAGGCTGTGAGTCGCGGCCCGGTGTTCCTGGTACGGTGAACGGCTGGCCTGCCGGTGTGCCCTGCTGGAAGTTTCCTGCTGCGGCTCTGACAGCTCCAGATGCAGCAAACGCCGCAGCAGACCCGGCAAGAGCAGGCCCCGCACCCGCACCACCGACGAACGGAGGTATAAAAGACAATGCCAACGCTTCGGCGGCAATAGCCGCAAGCTTTGCACCGAGGGCGCTTAATAGCTCCGAAAGTGCCGTAAGCCCTACTCGCGCAAAAGACTTATAGGCATCTTCTCCGCTTGCAAGCGCAAAGGTCAAATCTGATATAGCGCTACCCGCAAAGTTAAAAGCGTTCTCATAGCTTGCTTGTATCTTTGCCGCATTCTCTTCGTTGACTCTCCCGGTTTCCTCTGCGGCAGCTATCTGCTGTTGTCGCCATTCTTCGATCCAGTCGCCACGCTCTGACCATAGGCTTTCTTCTGTATTCCTAAGCTCGACTATCCTTTCTTGTAGTATCTCCATAGCAGCAATGCGCTCTTCTTCAAGCTTGCCACCGGCCCACGGACTACCAGCTAATTGGTCATAGGTTTCTTGTAGTTTGTCGGCTTCTGTCTTTTCGGATTGCAGAACATCCACAACAAGCTTTCTTGCATCGGCATATTTCTCAGTCAACGCCGCTTCTCTTTCAAGCCTTTCCGCTTCTGCTTCTGCCGCCGCCTGCGCATCGTTACGCGCCTGAGTCTGTGCCCTTAGCTGTGAAGCCTCGGCCCTCTGTGCAGCCACAAGGTCCGTCTTAAGCTTTAACAGCCTTTCCTCTTCCTCGCGTAGTTGCTTGTTTACATTTATTCCGCGTAAGCTTTGAGCGTTTAACTCTTCTAACCTTTCTTCCTGACGTTCTATCGCGGTGCTAAGGCTTGCCGAGTCGTTCACCTGTCCCGCTATAACATCACGGAGAATCTTCTCTGCGGAAAGTGTATTATTTATTTCTGTTAGTAGTTCCGTAAAGGCTCGTCTTACCGGCGTTAAACCTTCTGCTACATATGCACCCAATATTTCTTGAGTGTCACCTATGGCATTCTGGTATTGTTGCTGTGCTCCAATTGCTGTGTCGGCTTCTTTCTTCGCAACCTCAAAAGCATTGGCAAGCGACTGCTGAGCAATAGCAGCCTTCTCGGTCTCGTCCTTTGCGTTCTTTACGGCGGGGATATATCTATTTAATTGGTTAAAGTCGCCTTGTTGCGCGTTGGTGGTAGCCTTGATAGCTGCTTGTAGGTCAACACCAAAAGCCTTTGATAGACCGATAGCATCCTTAGTAGCTTGCTTGGCCTGATCTGCACTCAACCCGGCGGACACGGCAAACTGAGTTAATTGTATCGATGCCTCATCGCCTACGGTAGTAACGCCTTGCAATTCCGAAGCAAAGTCTTGTATCTCTTGACTTGTAGAACTGGTGAATTGCCCGGTTGCTTGTAGTGATGCATTCAGAAGGGCTACCGCTTTTTCCTGCTGAAAGAATGCCTCTTCCGCCGCCTTTGCTCCCTTTGCCAAACCTACTATAGCAGCAGTAGCACCAGCAACAGGTAGCAGGCTTTTAACAAGGTTCTTTGCAGACTTGCCGAGGTTATTTGTTTCCTTCTGCGTTTTCTTTAGATCGCGTACGGCCGAGTTAACCTTGGCATCAACTAATATTTGTAACTCTTCGGCAATAGCCATTATTTCCCCTTACCGTACTTTGCTTCTGTTTGTTTCCGCTTGTGCGAACTCCAAGACTCTACACACTCGTCTATAGTCTCTATTATTTCTACTACGTACTCGGGCTGTTCTGCCCAGCCACCGCCGAACGGCAACCCGAAACGCTTGAATCTGTTATAGATAGCCAAGCAGGAATAATAATAATCGTTAAAGTAAGACAATATTTTATCTCGCCCTACCGTCATACCGTTAAACAATGCAAGCGGCTTTTTCTTAGCGTCCCATGTGGTAGGCTCGTATTCTCTATAGCCTTCCATATCAAGGGCGCAAGCTATGCTAAAAAATCTTTGTCCACCTCCGGCGTAGCCGTCAGGAGATAGCTTTCTATCTCGACAACTAACGCACTCGGTACGCCGATAGTATCATATAGCGCGGCCCCGGTTTTAATGTTGACAGTCTTCCCATCTACATTTAACGCAAGGTTCTCAATCTTAGTGACAAGCGCCTTTACTAACCCCTGTTCATCCTGATGGTATACCCGGTCGGCGTTTGCAATCTTGCCTTCTCCGTCAAGCTTTAAATCATCGAGGTAGATATAGCTCTTCCGCTCTCCGGCTTTCAGGAATCTATGAGTAACCCGAATCTGTTCTGACTCGGGCAACTCTCTATTACCGTTCCACTTAGGGACATATACTTTTTCTTGGACTACATCAACAATCATTAGTACGCCTTTTTCGGTAGTACGTCCGTGTCCTGGGACTCGAAGTAAAGAAGGTCACCATTCATAGTTCCCTCATACGTCCACCCTGATAAATCCCCACCGGAAACGTCAACGCCGAATCCATTCGAGAGCAGCTTAACGGTGAATGCTCCACCAGCTACCTCATCAGAACTTGCGGCAGTATCAATCGGCTTGACTACCAACCGTGCATAAATATCTCCGTCCTGAATTGCAGCAGCATCTGAATCGCCGGTATCTCCGCTGGTACGAATCTTAGCAAAGCGGCCAATAAGCGAATACAGCCCGCCGGTGTCGTTGGTGCGAAAAGAACCAGAAGCGGAAATAGTACCGCCTACCAAGCCCTCTACATATTCTTTACTATTAGTGTTAATCTTAGTTACTTCGGCCAGGTCACGGGTCATAGAAACAGACCACGACTCGGTATAACCTAACTCGGTTCCCATACTGTCGGTCGATCCAGAGGAAGTACTAAAAAGCAAAACCCCTTCACGGCCATGAATTACATTACTCGGCATATTAAGACCTCCATGTTATAACGCCGTCCACTACAAAGTGAAACGGATCGCTTGCAGACTCCCTCTGTATTGTCTGCTCAGTTACGCCTTCTGTCACTAAATCAAAGCCACCTATTGACTCGTTTAGCGAATCTACTTTATCTCTCAAGGTGCTACGCAAGCGCACACCCCTAATCTTGTTTGAGTCCCACAAGTCAAACTGTATACGGGCTGAACCCTGCTTCGGTCTGTTTGTGAGCGTCTTAGTTCCTGCATCATCTACAAGCCAAAAGACTATGTACGGCTCTGTCTGTGCGTCCGCTTCCATCCAATAGACGGCTGAGAAGTTACCCATGAATGTAGCGTCAGTTGTTAGGTATGTGTATACTGCTTCCTCTACGCTATCCACGGAATACCCCTCTGAATATTTGACGGTACAAGCTTATGAGCTTTTTACGATTCTTGTCTAACGCTGTGCGCATAAACGGTTGGGCCTTCTGTCTCTTTGTTCCGTATTCAACATATGGTGCATACTCGGTAGGTGTAAAAACCGTGGCCGTCTCTTTGTCGCTTCTCGATGATATACTTGCTCTTAGTCTCCCGGTGTCTACTGGGGTGTTACGCTTAGCTGCCCCTTCTATGAGAGCAGCAGCACTTGGCAGAAACTTAGCGTTAACCTTTGCGAACTCAGTAGGATAGTTTCTTGCCTTACTCCTAATCACCCGCGCACTAAGCACCGTCAACCGCCTTTAGTAGTACCCTGAAGTGATGGTTTTTCTGTAGCGTGTTCTTTGGGCTCTCGGTGATGTAGTAATCATCCCCTTCCCATCTTACACGCCGGCCATAGTAGATTTCCGTACTTGGGTCGGTGTACATCTTGTACTCCGCTCTTACAGTTAGTCCGTCAGCGAAGAACCGCTCGCTCCCTTGTGCTTGGTTTATTGCAGCGGCTATAGCGTCACCCGTGCTGTAGTCTGGCCCGGTTGATGTACTCCAATATCCACCCGTAGACGTAGAGGCATCAAGCAATATAACCGTCTCACTGTAGAAATCACTTATCATGCAAACCTCGGCTTCCTGAACTTATCAAGAGCTGTAATTAAGCGCACCGGGTAAGCATTCGCACCGGCGTAAGTAATCGAGTAGTCGTCAAGGCTTTCTGATTGCACATCCGATACCTTTGCATTATCAATCTGATACCATGCCATCTTTGCAGCCGTTAGCTTTAACTCATCCGGCCATACCACACGGCTGATTCTTACCAAGCCTATATAGTGGTCATCCTTGGTGTCGTCCTGATCCTGGTCTATCAGTACTCCGTACTCATCAAGCGTAAGCTTACCAGTAGAGGCAGATGATACCGTGTATATACCGACATTAGACCAGCCGCCTTCTATGGCGACATCCATTCCATCCCTAAAGCCCTTCTCTTTAAACTCGTTCTCTTCGTCGGTTATATAATCGTAAGTATCAGAATCACCACGTACAAAGGTGAAGTTGCTCGCACTCTCACGGTACACGTAGCCATCTTGAAAGGCGTGGCCGATATAGGACACAATGTCTTTTTCAACAAGCGGCAGAAAGAAATCTAACTGTGTATCGTAAGTAGTCCCAGTGATACCTAATATTGTCTTGGCTTCTGCCGTTGTTACTATTGCCATGTGTCTATTTAAACCCCGCTAATTTCTCGTATATCGCGTGCGCTTCGCTTATAGCACCCTCGGTCCGTAGCTTCCTTTCGGTCAAGTCGGTAATCTTTCGGTCTGCTTCTTTAACCCCGGCCTTGAGTCCAGATATGCGCCCCTGTAGATACTGCATAGCCTTAGTAGGCTCGGCGTACCCATACTCATATTCTGCCTTCAGTAGTGCGCTTTGTTCTGCGATGTACAACCTATACGGCTTACCCTCTAAGATAAACCCGTGGATAATGCCAAGCGCCCAACTGCAAGAGCTACGCTGATACGCATACTCCGTCTCATGGCTCATGTGCACACCGTAAAGACTTATGTCGGTATACCCCTCATAGAGCGCAAGAAGGATCATCCATGTAATAGTGTTTGTGACATAGAGATTATCACCCATTGCGTCAAGGTGAAACCGTTCCTTAACTTCCTCGTAAGGATAGGAAACGCTGTTCGGTATCTCATCGTAATGGTCCTGCATGTACACGGGACCATCAAAATTAGAGTACCGCTCCGTCACCGCCGGTTGGCCCCAATACCTTTTAGGGTGCATCTCAAAGGCCCTGTCAGCACGCTCACACGCCTTGTGTGCTGTAGCAGTACCAACGGCCCACATCTCTACAGTCTCGTCACCAAATGGCGCATCCTTCAAACTCTCAGCTGTACCTAAAATGCAGAGCGGCGGTTTAATGCCGCCCTGCTTATTATTTGCTTTCAACTTTTTTTACTCCTTCATGCTACGGGAGAAGAATCGCCCGTGCGTAGATTACCGAGGTAGACCCGGTAGTCCCTGCCTGAATGTTAATGTAACCGTCATCGTCCTTGAAGCGGTGAGTCTCCATAGGCCCAACTACATATTCGCCTGCACCAGTGGTAGCAAAGGTGTAATCGCCAATGCCCTCGCCGGTGTACTCAGCGCCATTCTTGAAAGTTACATTAGCAGCCGCACCTGCGGTCTGCTCAACGATGAAAATAACCTTAGAGGCATCTTCATCGCTTACGTCCAAATAAGCATTTGCGCCGGTGTCACTAAGACGAACCGACCCAGTACTCATCAAAGCTTTAGTATTCCGTACTGCTTCAATAGCAGTAATTTCGCTTGATCCAGCCATCTATCTACTCCTTAGCTCGTCAGCCCGGTAAAGTTTGCATATACAACCCCAAGATGATCGGGACGTACAACTTTCGAACCATAAATATAAAGACCGCGGACACCATCGGCGAAGTAATCCTCGCGCCGAATTGCCTCAATGCGGTCTACCTGTCCTGCGTATGCGATCGCGTCGGAAGTGCCGAACATAATAGCATACTCGCTATTGGTGGAATCTACGGCCACATTGTTAGACTCGTAGAAATCAAAACCCATGCCGGAAGCCATACCCTCAAGCGCGGGGCTGTTGGGAGTGTCAAAGGTATTGGTGCCGTTGGTAATCTGAGCATACCGAAGCAGCTGCATAAACCAAGGCGGTGCTACACACCAAGGGCGACCCATAGCGTTGTTCTCTTTCAAGTAACGATGCATATAGGTAATCAAGTCGGGCATGTCATTAGCATACAGGTTAAGACCAGCGGACGCACTACCAAGGTTTGAGGCGTTAGTAATACCGGCCTCGGTGTACTTATCTGCAAGGTGCTGATCGATGGTGTCAGCCATTGCAAAAGCTGCCTTCTGCATAGCACCATCCATTACCCGTACGTTCATCTGTGCCTGATCTACGTCATCAATCGCAAAAGCGAAAGACTTTTTCTGATCGATTACAAGCTCACGCTGTGCGTCGTCAACGTCCTGCCAGGTTACCCCGCCGGTTGCGCTGTACGAGGAGATATCAATATCCCCTATTTCGTTAATCTTCAGTACCTGTCCGGCCTGAATCTCGCCCTCGTAAGAGGTATCTACTACCTGCTTGAAAACAAGTGCTTTATCGGTGTTAACAATAAAGCGGCGACTCCATAGAGTCGGTTTGAAAAGCTCAAGTGCCATCTATTTACTCCTATGATTTTAGTTCCGCTTCCATAGCCGCTTCGACTACTTCAGACGGAATCTTGTTAAACTCTCCGGGAGATAGGGCCGACATTTCTTTATATGTCATTCCTCCATACCCGGTCGGGTCGGTCTTAGTTACTACACGTCCGTGCTTCTTTGCAACCTCGTCTTTCCCCTGAAGAACTGCGGCCTGTTTGTCTGCGATGTATTCTTTAATCAGCGCTTCGGTAGTTTCGGCATCCTCACCAATGAGTCTGTCTAAATACTTGGGCGGTTTAAGTCCTACTTCGCTCAAAAGTTCAACCGCTACGCTACGCTGCAATGCAAGCTGCTTATCCCTGCGCTCTGCCTGTAGCTGGTTCTCGATGTCGGCCATCCGCTCGGCCATCTTCTCTTCTGCCGTTTTCTTTTCCTCTTCGGCGGCCTTCTCCCGCTGTTCCAAAAGCTTTGTAAGCTCCTGGACCCTTCGGTCACTTCCGCTCTGTGCGCTTCTCGTTTCTTCCAACTGTTTCTGTAATGCTTCAAGCTGCTTAGCCATTGCAGCCTGTTCGTTTGTCTCTTGCTCTTCCGTTCCTTCGACCGGATTCGCTTCATCTGACATAAAAGTCTCCTATAAAAAATTGTATCTTTGGCCGTGATCGTTCACGGTTAATCCCTGTTCTTGTACCCACTCTCGGGCAGTCTGGTAAGGTTGTAATCCTTGACCCCTTATCCTTCGTTGTTCGGGAGCAAAGCCTTCAACCTCGGGGGTAACGGTACACCGGCAGTTAATGTCCTGCTCAGCAATACCGTTTCTGTGCGGTCCGGGTGTTTCTCCCCAAGGTGCGCTAAACATCCCCGTCTCGTTATCCATCCTGCGGCCGTCCATCTCTACGTGGTCTGGCCGTGTGCGGGAATCAAGGGTAGCATCCCAAACTTCAACAATATTAACACCCTGGTCTGCCGACTCTTCATAGGCTATTTGGCTACCAAGGCTCATAGCTCTAAGGCCCTCTGTCCGTGCTATGGTCTCTGCTTGCCGTCTGCTGATGCTCAGGGCGTCCTGAAGGCGTTTTCTTATCTTCGGTATACCTTCACCCCTACCAATGCCATCTGTGACAGCACGGCTTATTCTCCGCCTCATGTCGCCCGGATAGTTAACATCAAGCGCCCTGTCTAAAATACGCTTATGTCTTAAGGCTTCTTGTCGTGGCATGAACCCGGCCAAGGCTTCAACGTCTCCGCTTATCCCTACGGCTGCCGCTGCCGTCCTGTCATCAACACCGCCGAAAACCATTTGAAACCCGGCGTACTGATTAACGGCCCAACCAGATGAAGCGTAAGAACCGTCTAAAGCAGCACGTGCTATGTTCTCTACGCTCTCCCGCGTCTGCCCTGCGAATATCTCAACCCGTCTATTCAGTTCTGTTAAGATGTTGGTATTCCTAATCAACTGCGCCCGCTGTGCTTGGGTAAGCTCTGACGGGTCGATGTTAATCAACCGCGTTACTACGGCGACCGTTTCATCAAGCTGCCGTTGATATGCTTCCCTAAACTCGCGGGATGTTATCTGCTCAAGCCTCCGTTGTAGCTTCGCTTGGCTCGACTGTAGGTTCTGCTGTAAGTCCCTCGTCGCCATCCATCCCCCTGAACGGGTCGCGTTCCTGCTCTATTCTTTCCATCTCTTTTTCAGGCTGGTCGATAAAGCTCATCTGTGCAAAGGCCGTCTTAGTTGATACAGAATTAAGGAGCAATTGCAACGTCTCGGCCTCGGCCTTGATATCCTTCGGGAAGTTACGGGTGAAGGTGAACTCTAAATCATTCACGTCTACATCAACGCCCTTGAACTCTCTCCAATGGTCAGTAAGTATTCTGTACTGCTCCCGTAGTGCCCGCTTGAACTTCCGCTCGGTAATCTTGCAACTGTTCTCTAAGTTGAGTAATGCAACCTGCCAACCTATAACCCGCATCTCTCCGCCGAACTCTTTCGACATATCGATAGACTTTGCGAATTGGTAAATATTACGCCGTATCTCTGCAAGTAGGTTATTAACCGGAGCGTCGGCTAATTGCTTATTGATAAACCCGACTTCCCCGTTCTCGGAGAGCGGGAAGATGCCAGTCTGTTCAAGACTCTGCATGAACTGTTTGTCAATGTAAAGGCCTGAGTCCTTGATGAACATATAGGCTAATCGTAGCTGTTCAATCTCACTCGTGGTAGCACTAATGATAGCATCATAGGCATCCATCAAATCGGTTACTTTGTAAGGCTCTGCCGTTTCGTATTCGTTATTCTTGAATAGCAAAATCGGGATACGGGAGAATAGGTTGTCTCTCCACTCATCTTCACGATAAGGCCGGAAGTTTAAATCCCCGTTGTCTATGTAGAATCTAACCGTATTGGAATCGTACCACTCGACCACGGTCACCTGCTTCTTGTTCCCGCCGTCCATTTGTGCCATTTCATAGTACCTGAGAACAAGCTGTGGCTCATCAAGGCTATGGTCTTTGATGTAGATGATTTCCCATGGGTCTATGTTCTGTATTCTAACCAGGCCTTCAGAATCAAGATACAACTGCCGATAGGCTTTACCGCACATTGCAGCCATCCTGACAAGCTCACTGTTGCGGTCTTCGGAGTCGTTGTCAAGGGAGAAGTTATTAAGCCACTCCATATCAGCTTCATAATCAGACTCATCGAATACGCCGTCTCTGTCATAGGCTGCCCGGTCAAGGTCTACAGAAACGGAGTTCCCCATATACCCGGCTTTCGTATCTACAATGTCACCGTAGAAATCATTAGCGGTACGGCGGTCAATCTTCTCATAGGGTAACGGCTTACGCTCATAGATAGGGACGTTCTTAAGCATGTAACGCTTGTAGAGCTGCCGTAGGCTGTTACCCTCACCAAGCCGGTGAGTCTTAACCAAGTCCTCAAGCATCATGCTGATAGTGTCGAGGTTGTCGCTTTCTATCAATGTCAATATGTCTTGTGTAGTCTGCATCTTACCTCTTTATCGTGGCGCTTATCTGTGGGGCGGCCCGTCTCAATCCCTCTGTTGCATACCTAAGAGCATCAATCATATGATTATGCTTGTCCTCGATTATCGGGAGTATATCACCGGTCAACTTGTCCCTCTTGTAGCTGTACAGTTTAAACTCATCTATTGTATGCTTGCACCGCTCGTGAATCACTATCTCCCGGAATGAACGCAAGAAGCTGATTCCATCCTCTATGCTATTCTTACCCTTAAGCGCACGCCGTAGCTTCGGGAAGCCGTGCCGCTGCATAAAGCTTATCGTTTCAGGACGTGCCGAGTCAGCGGTTACTATCCACTTATCAGCATCAGGAACAGTCTTAAACAGGTTAGGCGTAGCGTCTATGTCTACACCAACTCCATAGGCTTCCTGGTCAATATACAAACACCCGTCATCTATGAAGCACCGCACTAAGGTAGTCGGGTCCTGAGAAAAGCCCCAGTCTGCCCCGTAATAGAATGTCGCACCGGGCGACGGATCAAAATTCGATACTCGATACTTGCCGTGAAAGACTTGTGCATCGGTAAACGTCCGACACTTCCCCTCCCATACATGCAGGTACTTATCGGTATCATGCTCCCGGTCGTACTCCATTTCACTCCTGAGTACATCAGGGAAAAACGGATTATCTGTATGGTTTATCTGCTTAACTACGGCATCATCCCGCTTGTTAGTGATAAACATATCATACACCGGATCAGTCTCTTGGTCCGGGTTAAACGTAAACCATATCTCACTACCGGGCTTTCTAACCGTCGGTATCAATAACTCGAGGCTTTCACGGCTTACCGCCTGTGCCTCTTCTACCCATGCAATGTCTATCCCTTCGGTAGACTTGATGCTATGGACGTTTCTATACAATCCCTTGAATATAAACCGGCTGCCATTCTTATACCGTATCTCTGTCTTGGTTATTTCCCATCCTGGCCGGTTAGATACCAATTCAGAAATCAGGGCATGGACAGAATCGCCTATGGAGTTCTGAATCTCACGGGCGCACAGTATAAGCATCTGTGCTTTATTCCGCTCTACTAAGTCAATAGCGAGCATAGCAAAGGATCGGCTCTTACCGCTTCCACGTCCGCCATATGCTACCTTGTACCGTGCGGGCTTGCAGAAATCCTTGAAGCACCCAGGAACTACCCAGTCGGCCATACAAACCCTATCGGCTTACTCTCCCCGTTTTCCTCGGTTAAGTGGGTATATTCCTGTTGGTCCTTCCAACCAAAATTATTTTTAAGGCTGAATATGATACCCGTTACAGTAGACTGCCTGTACAGCTGCTCTTCAAGGTATTGGGCTATCTTGGACTTAGCCTTTTTTATAGTGGTAAGAAACTCCGGTTTGTCAGTCTCATAATACAGTAGACTGTGCCTATCCTCGAATCCAAGGTATAGAGCTAAACCTGTAACCGTTGGCTTATTCGTACTCTCAAAGTACCTATCTATGACGGCCTGCATCTCTTCTGGGGTTTCGTATTTTGGGGGCCGTCCGGTTCTCATCACTTATTCCTTCTAATCTACTATGTGCCCCTCGGCTATAACCTCAAATCTTGTTATGTCCGATAGGTCATCCTGTACTATAAACTCTAAATCTTCACCCTTGGCAAGGCGCTGTGTAACACCAATCTTCCCCTGACTTGCAAAGGTTAACCGTGCATAGAATCCGTTTTGTCCCTGCTGTGGGTTTGTAGCAGCTTCCGGTGTCCAGTCATACATAATCCCGGCTATATCGGCGTTAGTCTTAACGTTGAATATGTTGTAGTATTCACCGTCCCGCTTTCTTAACACAAGGCCGTTTGCAATACCGCCCGCTATATCGCCAAAAGTGCTCAGGCTTACCGGGTCGGCAGTTTGAACGTCGAATATAATCCGTGTAATATCGAATACTAAATCAACACCGGACGGGAGTACGTCTTGACCTCTAAGGCCGAATATCTGACTGGTGACAGATCCATCTACCGCCATGTTGGTAACACCGGATGTAACAGCAGCACCGGTAGGTAGGATAGAATCTAATGGTGTATCCATAGTTAGGGTAGTACCTGCTATTGAAATAACATACCCTAAGTAGTATCTATCAGGGATAGGGCTATAGAGGATTATATAACTCCCCACCGCTATACCGGTCGCATCCGCTACGGATACCTCTTTACTTCCGACTACCGTAGGAGCTGCGAGAGTAGTGACATTATCAATACGGTTGAACTTAGCTATAACGGCGGGGGTGGTCTGGTCTTGTATATATACATCACCAAGCGCCCTACCCGCTGTAGTAACGATCATATTGCTACGACCGCCAAGCTCATTTTTGCCGTTTATCTCTGAATTAGTTATCACTACTTAGTATATCCTCGGATTACCGCAGCCACCCCGCCGTATTCTAACACACGCTTAAAATCGTCATCGGTTAGAAGCGTCCCCGGATAGTCACATATGTTCCAGGAGCAGTATACCCTCTTGTACGCCCCGCCGTCCGGTAAATCAGCCTTGCGCGCCTTCTTGCTTGCTTGACGCTTGGCCCATGTATCATTGCGGCTATACTTAGGTATCTTCCGATAACTCCTGCTCATACACCCTCTAAGGTATAGTTTCTAAATATACCCTTAAGGGTAATATTGTACGCTTTGTTAACATGACCCCGGTTTCATTGGTAAAATGTTACGATTTATGTACACGTTTTGAGCGAAGTTTATATACTTTTTTCGCTCACACAAATATATAACACCACCGCCTGGTGCGCCTAAGCGTGCGGGGTCTTATTCAATACTCATTCGGGTCAGATGTAGATATGATTATCTCATTGAACCGATACGGGACGTAGTTATCTGCTACCACCCTATCCTTGTCGTCTTGCTCACCGTCGAAGTACCACGGCTCAAGCTCATAAGGTTTCAGCCTTAACCATTTGTTAAGCCCGATTTTCTTGTAGCGTGCCATGCTCTATACTGTAGGCCTTAAATAGACTCTCGGTATCGATTGCTTTGTTATAAAAATCCATCCAGTCGCAACCGAGCATTTCGGATATAATTATCTGCCCCTCAAACCAATTGTCCCTATTTAGCTTATATGGCATATTGTATTTTTTGCACCAATACTCACACCTTGAAGCTATTTCGTCCTCTGTGTAGTAGTTTTCCTCGGTTTTCTTGGCCCTGCAAAGCCTTGCGTATTGTGATTGTGTCATTTCGACACCATTATATAAAACTTTAGTTAATGCCATCTACTTTCAGTATACCATACTACTAAACATTTGTCAACCCCTATATAGAGCTTAATAGGCTTGACACGGTGTTTTCTATAGACTCAATTATACCATCGTCGTCGTATGTGGCATTCTGCACAAAATCACATATCTCTTGTAATGCATTATACATTTCTGGAGCTTTTTCTATTAAAGCTGCATCCCCTCCAAGCATTCTATTTTTCGCACCATACGAAAGCATCATTACTACACTCTGGTAATCCATTTTTGATCCGTCTTCAGTATTCCAGTTTGAATTAAGTATATGTCTGTCCCACTTCCACGGGCCTTGCGTGTAATTACCATTCATAGTCTACTCCTTAGAAACTTCAATTTCGCAATCTGGAAATCAACCTCATCGTCGATATCTTGGGCCGACATCTCATCCACAAGACACCACTTTATACGCTGCATCGGTAGCGGGATGGTTAAAGTCTCAGGCTTAAACCACCGCAATGTCCCGGCATCGTGAAAGATAGCGTCGCAGTCCTGGGTGCGCTTGTGGACAAACTCAGGCTTCCAATACCCGCCGTTAACAATACCACGCTGCGGAGGGTGCCTGTACTCCTGGCACTCCATGACAGAGTCGTGATTTTTTAAATATGCACTTGTTGAAATGATACGTTTTGCACTGAGGAGGACAGAAAACGGATAGACGCGACAGAATGCTGTTTCTTGCTCGTATAGTTCCGTGATATGCTTAAGCACTAATGTCTCTGATACATCCCCGCATAACTCATCAGGGCGCATGATAGCAGTTGCCCCGTAGAACTCCGCTATATCTGCAATCTCTTTTGAGTCGGTTGATACGATAATATTGTTGAAAATATCGGCCTTGATAGCCTCGACAATCGGATACGAAATTATCGGATGTCCGAAGAAATCAAGTATATTCTTGTTCGGTAGGCGGGTGGAACCGCCACGGGCGGGAATGATACATATCATAGGGCAAACCACATGCTATCGTAATAGTGTCCCTGCCAGAGCTTACGGTTAGGTAGCTTGGTAGCGTAACCCCCGAACTGCTCCACAACTTTCTGCCAGAAAGCAACATTACCGCAAGTATACACCTCACCCCAAATAGTCTTGAGCCCCATGTTTAACTTCCCCTCGGTCACCAATAGCTTGACAGACTCCATACCTAACCCCTCGCGGCGGTGTGCAGGATTGATTATCAGGCTGATTTCCCCGGTTGAATTTACCCAATCGATATTCGTAATCCCGCCCATTCCGATTAACTCACGCTCGAAATCGTCATCATCTATATAGGTATCGTAGGCATAATCGACATAACGGGCAATAGCAAAGTACCTATGCTGTGAGTTCCTATTGCAAACTACATCATGGTAAAAATCATCTTGCATATCTTCTGTGATAAAATAAGGAGTCCGTAAGAATTGGCGTTCATCGTTGCGCCATTCTAAAACCTCTAATACATCATCTTGGGTGAGTGCATCAAGCTTCATAAAATCCTCACTAAATCCTCAGGAACACAAGCAAATACTCCCGCATCCGGGTTATTGTCGTTATGCTCTAATACGTAATGCTTCTCATATATTGCGGGCTTGTATTGATGGTAGAGCCTAAAGCCCTCCGTATGGTCACTTATTCCGGCATGTAGCTGTGCCCTGGTGAACTTACGTTCATACTCCTCAACGTCTGCCGGGTACTTTGATACGCAAGCCATCACATCGCCAAATGGTGTATTGGTAACATCGGGAGGGGTGCTTACAATAACCTTTCGCGCAGTCTTTAGGGCCAAGCTGTACAACTCAGGGCGGGCGGCAATCTTGATAAATGGGACCCTGAACGTATCAAGGAACCTTAGGCTCTCCTCATCGAATACGCTCGCCGTGGTTTCGTATCCCCTGCTTTTTGCGTAGTCATATGCAAACTCAAAAACCTCATAGTCAAGCGGCAGGTTAGGCGGCGCGTCCTGGAATATCTGCCATTTTAACACAACCTCTTTTCGTCCGGTGTCGTTTTCCGCTACTCCGTCTATCATCTCCTTGACAATGCTAAAATCGTTCTGACAGGTATTTCCAGAGCCTAAGTCAAGTATAATCATGCCGTATGCCTCCTGAAATATTCAAACTGTGATATGTCAGGATACTCGCCTGGTATTGGCTTATTGTGTTCTTTAAGACCAGCCATCAGCATCAACCCCCGTGCTGCTACATCCGGTTTTTGGTGGCAGTGCATAGACGGTAGTGCAAACTCGTCATCGAATACAGACTTCCCAGGCGTCCTACCATCAAAGCGCATCTGGCGTAAGTAGTCATAGGCGTTTTTATCGTCTGTTAGAATCATCCCACCATCGCCAACCGGCAACTGCTTGCTCTCATGGAACGACAAGCATAGAAAAGTACCAGGCTCGTACATATCCGAAGTAAGCCACCGCGCTGAATCAACTATCCGCGACGGCCACAGCCTATACAACCCAATCCACTGGTAGTCCATCCATTTAATATAATGGCCGTTGTTGATTATGGCATGGGCAACCCCGACATAGGTATGTTTCGGTAGTTCTATATCGTCGGTAGACTTGATCTGTCCGATGATATTCTCATACATCAGAGAAAGAGCAATAGCGTTTGTGCATGAGTTCACGGCTACCCCGTAAGGAGCGCCAGCGTATTCAGCCATTCGTTTTTCGAACTCGTTAACCACGTCGTAGACGTTCATTTATATCCAACCTCCCCATGTGAACCATCTTGTGGCACTTTGCACACAACCACACAACGTCAAGTGGCTTTGAATAATCATCATGGTGCGCATGTATTTTGCTTTTACTGCCTCTCCCTTCAGAACCGCATACCTCACAATTATAACGCCTAACTATAAAACCATCTTTTATCGCTTTCTTTAATTCGTTGTGCGCCAATAATTTTTCTGGATTTTTATTATAATATTTCATCGAAGAGCGCGTTAAAACGTGTGTATTTGCACGATGGTACTCTCTTTTTTGGGAAAGATACTTTTCGCTGTTGTCCTTATAGTTTTTATTTACTATCTTATGGTGGCAATCCTTACAATGTCTGTAAAAACCTGTCGTGCTTGAACTGCGCTTATAGTATTCTGATTGATCCTTTTCTTCCTTGCACATGCTACATATAAAAGTCATTTATCATGCCCCGTATTTCTTCAACTGTCATCTTTTCAGCGTCATCGGATGAAAAGTCTCTCCTCAACTTCTCACACAGCTTCTCACCTGGCTGTATCCCTATAACCTCAAATGTAGCGTCTTTGTCAAACGCTTGGGCCAAGTCGGTTATTCTGATAGCCTTTAGAGTGGCTATTGTATAGCTCGAAGGATCAGCTTCTAAGGCAGAGTCAACCAAATCCATAGCCTGGTCAAATGTTGCTATAAACCTAGTCATCCTTGGGTCCGTTATCGTGAACAGATGCCCCTTTGATGCCTGTTCCTTGAATATATGCAATATAGAGCCAGAAGAACCCCAAATGTTCCCATACCTTACTACTCGATGCCCACCATCAATGGTGAACTTCTCAGCTATCATCTTGGAAGCGCCGTATAGATTGACTGGCTCGACAGCTTTATCGGTTGAGAGTAAAACCATCTTAGCGCGGTTGACATTGGCGGCCGATACTACGTTTTTAGTTCCATCAACGTTAGTCTTGATAACCTCTACCGGCTGCTCTTCCCCGGTTCTGACGTGCTTTAGTGCTGCCGTGTGGACGATGTAATCACATCCAACAGCAGCCGCAACCGTTGCCGGGTAGTCTCTTACATCTCCTATGATGTACTCGGCCTCTGGTAGGCTCTTTCGCATTTCGAATTGCTTTAGTTCATTACGTGAAAAGATAACGGCCTCATCACCGCGTTCAATCAACCGCTTGGCGTATCGACTCCCGAAAGAACCTGTCCCGCCTGTTATTAAATACCGCATGTAACACCTCATCTACAATTTACTAAATATGTAATATTTTGTCAAGACCTAACGCAAAAAAAAAGACAGACCCCATGAACCAAAGGGCCTGCCTCCTACTAATGATTTACGATAGATAGTTGAACAATACAAATATTTGTGGGCTTATGCCCTCCCGGTCAACGACACGGGTGTTATCGGCGCACAGGCTAACCGATATGGACGCGGGGGTAATCGAAACCCCGTCCGGTCTGTTCGCTATTCGCGATTTGCAAACCGTCGAAACCAATCACGCGCCCGTCTCTTTACTCTCGCCACTTCATCATACTATGCACCCTATGCCACGGCAGAAAGTGCCAGTACTTACGCTCTTCTGGTAGTCTATACCATACGCCGTGAGTTGTCAAGCTTACCTTGTCGGCTGTTTCGCAGAATGTAGGCCCGGAGCATATCTGATATCCTTTACGTGGCCTCATCTACTTATCCTCCTCGGTGGTTAGATCCTCATCTATATATGATTCAATTGCTACTACTATCCTGTCTCTGGTTTTTTCCACAATCTCAGCGAACGATCGTGACAAGAATTTTTTATCAACTTGATCATAAATTTCAGAGCATTCATAATCAATATTTATTTCCAGGTCATCAGAAACGTGGTCACACAATATATCATTGTCAGATTGTATAAACGTAATAATCTCATTAAGCAGGTCTTTATTATTCATCTACTTATCCTCCTCGGTTAGGGCTTGGCGGGCTATAGTTCTATGCCTTTGACAGAGAGCATCAGTCGAAAAAGCGTCATCTATATTGCCATCAACAATCCTTTCCAATGCCGCATCCTTCCGCTCAATCTCAGCCTTTAGACGGTCTATCTCCCTCAAGGCTGCTTCTTCAAGGTTTGTCACAAGTCCTCCAATAGTGCATTCTCGCACTCCCTGAATGCCTTATCTGTAAGCATCTCGGTAATATCGTCACCGTCCGGGCTACAGACTGCCATGCCCTCGATAAAGTCAGGCTTACCATTAGAGTATACAATTTCCCCTGCAATGTCAAGTCCTCGATAATACGCTGTAGATTTCATCGCTTCCTCCCGTAAAATACTTGACACGCAATCAGTATAACAACCCCGGCGATAAAAACGCCGACAGATACACCAAAACCAAACACGATAGCCGTTAGAAACTCAACTATGAAATTAGGCATTTATCCTCCAATCATCGGTTAACCAATGGTAAACATAACCCTTAGCTCGTAATATATTCCTCGTGCGCTCAAACCTGATTATGCTATTCGGTATTATCTTAGGCATTAGTACATTACCCCGCAGTTACCCATACATTCACCCTGCCATTCATCGTCTGAAAAATCAAACTCAACTTGCATATCAATTCCCTCGCGCAAGTCCTTAAGGCTCATATCTTTCATAAATGTATACGGCTTACCGATCCACTCGGAAAACTCACGCTCTACCCTTTCGCGCTCTGCGTAGACTTCGGGGTACTTGTTATACAAAGATACCCATTGCTTCTTGCCAGCACGTACACAGCCACA